CGGGTTCAAGTCCCGCCTCGCGCACCATAAAAAGAGAAATCCCGTAGTTATTGAAACTGCGGGATTTTCTTTGTTTATCAATGCTTTGCGGGTTTTGCACTGTACAGATATTTTCCACAAATTTCAGACAGCATCTGCCGTTTGTAGGACTTTTAAGTGGCCATTTTACACCACTTTTTACACCACCTAAAAAATGGACGGTGTTATTCCACGTCCACAATCCCGAAATAATACGCTGCCATCTTTGCATTGGGGCTTTTCGCGTCCTTATCGAACAAAAACGCCTTTGCCATGCAAGCGTAAAATTCGGGTGTGCCTACGTTGTATTTGTTGGCGACGGTGCAGTAATCCGAATACATCATGTTCATTGCTACGTTCCAGCAATAATCGGATATATGATCGAATTTTACGCCGATGGACTGTGCAACTGCTGTTGTCTGCGCGATCGTCCAGTGCCCGCCGGTCGTGCCGTCGTCGTTCAGCATTTTAGAATTCCATGCCTCCGCGTCGTCACGAGTAAATTTACCTGTGCGGCATAGACACTGTTCCATGCTGTCTATCGCTTCCCAGCAATCTACCATGCCGTGCACTGCCTGATACGTCCGTTCAGTCGATGGCAGCGCCATGTATTCGGCTATGGATTTTTCAAGCTTTTCTTTATAGGCTTTGATTTTATCCTTCATAATCAAATACTCCCGATTCTTTATATTTTTTGAAGGTTTCTAAAAATTCGTTTGCGCTTTCTACTGTAGAACAACTACAGCAGTAGTGAAGTTTGAACAAGAACAAAATGAAGTCCACCCCTAAGCTGCCTTCATTCATGCCAGTTTCACCATGCTTGCGCAAACGTGGTTGATCGTACCTGCTACGCCGCTTATGGCCGCGCTGATAGTGGGAGCGCTATTGCAGCATACGGGGATATAAATTGTGGTTTCAACGTGCAGTGTGTAAATGTTGTTTGCTGCGGTCGTTACCTGTGCATCAGCGCAAGGCAGCGCGACGGTATCTTTAAAGGCTTTAAGCTCGGCCGTACCGGCTGCGTCAGCCGTGAATACAACATCATAGCTGATGCGATAAAGGCCGCTGGACGCGACTACAAAGCCGCCTGTGACGGTATCTATCGAACAGCCGGTATCGGTGTTCAGGATGCCCAGCACGTTAACGGGCGTACCGGCAGCGGCAAAGGTCTGCGCGGTGTTGTTATATGCGTTCTGCGCGCTTTTATAGTGTGCGTTTTTCAGTTTAGAATTGCAAGCCATAATTATAATTCCTTTCATAGTTTGATTTAATATTAAAGCCCGGACAGCGTTTACTATCCGGGCTAACGCTGTTAAAGCGGATAATCATTTAGGGTTATGCGCAGCAGCCGCCGCCGCAAAACGGGGACATACCGGCGTTATAGGTATAGCCGTTAGGATAGCGAACTACGCCATACATACGGTTATCCATTTCAAGGCTGGCAATACGCGCCGACTGTTCGGCAATACGCTGTTCAAGCTGCGACTTTTCCAGCGCTGCAAACTTTGCTTCAAGATTTGCGTTAACACCGTCGATGGCGCGCTGTGTCTTGCAGCAGCAATCGGCAAGCTGTGCCTGGATGCTGTTACCGGTCTGCATAATGGTCATGTTAGTGCCATTCTGAGCAAGCGCCATCTCTTTACCGAGCTGGCCTATGTTGCCCTGCACATCGTAGCCAAGATTGCAAATGCCGTTGCCGATACTGGTAAGGCGATCATTAAGCAGGCCAAACTGCTGGCCGAAAAGGATCTCCTGCTGTGATGCAGCGGTTGCATACTGGCCATAATCACCGGCGCGGTTAAAGCCGCCGAACATCATAAAGAACAGGAACAGCACAACCACAAGCAGCAAACCGCCACTGCCAAAGCCGAAACCGTCGTTATCTTTGTTGCCTACAACGGATGCAAGATCGGATAAACTGTAATTATCCATCGTTTTTCTCCTTTCGTAGATTTTTTATAATAAACCGTGTCGACCCGGCCTATTTCAGAAACTGCATGAAGAATTTTGCTTGTTCTTTTAATTCTTCAAATTGTTCTTTGGTCATTCGCCCCGATGTTAGAAGCTTTTCAATTTCCGCACCTGCTTTTTCGGGTGTCATGCCCTGCGCGAATTTGCGAAATTCAGCTATCATTGCAAGAGGGTTATTCGGCATTCGCTTTCCCACGCTTTGCCCTAACATCTGCATCATCGGATTTGCCATTTAACATGTCCTCCAATCGCTTTATTCTGATTTCAAGATCATTCACGTTTACTTCGGGCGCTGGCTGATAAGGCGCGATGGAATACGGCGTTATCGTCGGATAACCTGCGCCGTCAGTCGTTTTCAGCCACACTATAGGATCGTTTTCATCCAGCAGCAACACCGAGCTGTCAGCAGCCATCCTAAACGCGTCAGCGCCGTTTCTGCCGTTTACTTTGATAACTTGGCATCTTTGCGGCATCTGCGCTCCTGCGCCCATCTGTGGCGTGTAGGGCGGTGCATATCCATAGCCGTTTCCGTAACCGTACATTCCGTTCATGGGTTAACCCCCTTTATTTTTTTCTGCCTAAATCATCGCATAAAAAAAGCCCCGTAACGTGTCAGTTACAGGGCGATAATGTGTCATAAAAAAAGAGGGTAACGCATAATGCGCTACCCTTTAACTATGTCCGCTATTTTGTTTTTGATGCTGCGTATACGCCGGTTGATCGTTTCAACACTGCAATGCTGCCGGCCGGCTATTTCGATGATGGACAATCCGTCAGCGCGTAGATTAAGTATTGTCTTTTCTTCAAGCGTAAAGCCGCATTCAGCTATCAGCCGTTCGCGCAATGCCGTTGGAAATTGCAGCTTGCATTTCCGCTTCGGCTGCGCTATTTCTTTCAAGGCTTCCATTGTCACCGCCTATCAAAGCTTCATAGATGATATCGGCAAGGTTTGCCGATGCTTCGTCAATGCCGTTTATCCGGCAAAATTCTTTGATGGTTGCAGTCATCAAATAGCCTCCGTTTTATGGTTTACAAGGGATTACTTATCACACTTCGGCTTTTCGTACTCCATAGCCTGCTTGCTGTCGCTGACTCCGGCGGTCGTCGGGTCTGTGACTACGCCGAGAATGGTAAGCACCGCGAACAGTGCGTTTACAACGGCCAGCAGCTTGTCGCCCAGCGCGTCAAGCTTGAGATCGATGCCGAACACCGCCGCTACTACCTGCACGAGCAGAAGCAGCGCGGGGATGAGCGCGAGCCAGAACATCTTGTTTTTAATACGAACCTTCCAGTTGATTTTCATAAATGTGCCTCCTGTTGATGATGATGATTTTTCATGTCGTCCTCAAGATCGCTTATGCGATGGTTGATTACCTTAATCTGTTCCTCCACCACAGGCATACGCTTTGCAAACTTGTTGTGCTCCCTGACCTCGCGCGTAAGCTCGCCCACGCGCTCTTCCATTACCGCCTGTGATTTGCTGTTGCTGATAAGTACGCCGACGAGTGTTAAAACGCCCGTTATGATAGCGACTATTATGCTTTCTGCCATAGGCTTACTTGCCCTCCATAATTCGCTGACAGAAGATCATTACCCTGAGCATATCCTCCGTCAGGTCGATCACGCCGCCGCCCTTGCCCTTGATTATGCCGTCCTGCATAAGCTGCCTGACGGTGTCGCGGTAAAAGCCCTCCGGTACATCCTTGATCGTTTTCCATCTTTCCATTTCTTCATCCTCGCTTTCTGCTGAATATTTCGGCCTGCCGAAGCCGTAGACCGTGCTGCCGAGATACCGGGTAACGCGCTGTACGGCGTTGCCGTAGTTGCCCTCGATTGTAACGAACGTATTGCCGTTTACGCTTTCAACAATGCCCGTGTGGCAGGGAAGCCCGTCGCGGCTGTCGCGCTGAAAATACTGATCGCCCACCTGCGGCTTGGTGAAAAGCCTCGCCTGTGCCGCGTAGTATTTCGCCCAGCTCACGCAGCTTGCGCCGTATGGCCCGGTAAGGCACAGAATAGCCTTTGCCTCGCTCCCGGCAACGCGATAGAAGCACCACGCTATAAAGCTTGTGCACCATTCATAGCCGTTCTTCGGCGTGTTCCAGAACTTCGCCTTGTCAAGCTCGGCCTGAAACATCGTGAAGTTGCCCCGCCCGGCATTATCCTCAAAGCTGTATAAGTCCTTGTCCGATGCCTTTTCCTTATAGCCTATGTACTTTGCAGCTAACGTGAGCACCTGCTTCGGGGTAATGTTCATGGTTGAAAAATCACCGTCCTTTATTATCTCGGTGGGCATTTTTTATTTTACCCATCTCGCGCCCTACGAGATGTTCTTCAATTTGTGGCGGTTGTAAATCTTCACGGATAGCTATTCTTTTTTGGGGCTTGTGCTGTCTATCTAAACTGAGCCGCCGCAGTTTTCTTTTTGCAAGCCGCCTATTTATAAGCCCCCGAACGGCAGGGGGCAGTATTGCAAACGGCATTAATGCCGGTCACAAGCTACGCATCCTCCCACGCGCTCGGCAGCGCCGACGCATCGTATATAACATTATCCTGCAAGCACTTGTGTACCTTGCCGGAAGCGTCCTTGTAGCATTCGCCGGTCATGTACATGCCGCTCGTTCCGAGAGGGGCTACCCATGCTTTAGCCTTGGCCGGGTCGGTCGTGTGGCACAGCCCCCACAGAGCGCGAAGCGTTGACGGTCTGCCCTGATAATTCGCGGCGTTGTACGGCTGTATAAGCGTCCACACCTGCCCCTCGTCCGCAACCGGCGTACCGGCAGGACATGCGCTGTAATCCTTCTGCGCGTCGAAATCGGGCACTTTGCTTTCCTCCGCGATTATCGCCGTGCCGTCCATCGTGCTTGCGCGTCCGCGCAGATTGAGCGCATCATCCGCGCCCTTTTCCTTCATTTTGGTCATGGCCTCTGCCTTTGTCATACGCTGTTAACCCCCTCTCTGTAGGCTGCGTCGAGTGCCGCCGGAGTTATTGCGTCTGCAATTTCGGCCTTCATATCCTGCACCGTACTCGCGCGATCGTTAACTTCAAGCATTCTGCCGGTCTGTAGCCAATCAACGAGATTATTTTCAATTTCCTGCTGCAATCCATCGCGCTGCTTAACGTGAAAGACATACTCGTCATATTCGTACAGCGGTGCAGCGTTTTCATCATCTGTTGGGGTAATGTCTTTGCTGTTTTCATGCAGCCTGACCTCGACATAACCCGGCATAGGCCAGTAGCTTTCAACCGTCACAGCTGCCGGGGAAGCGTTTCCTTGTACTCTCATTGTGTTACCTCCTTTACTGCGGTCTATAAACTAATCGAATATGGAGTCCCGAAGAAGCTGTACCTGATGCATAAAAATCGTCAATGCCGAAAAGTCCTGTAGCGCCCCCAGCTTTGGGTGACGGATTGTATATTGGATACGATGTATATGAGACATCTGATGGGATTTTTATAGTATCGCACATGTAGGTGCTCTCGCTTCCCTGACCGGTACCGGTATAGTCGGGTAGCATAACATATGGTTTATTTGAATCCAAGCCTACAGTAATAATGTATTTTTGCGCGGTACCAGTAGGCATGCTGTATGCGAGTTGAGTTGTGTAAGAGTTGTAGTCCGTGTAGTTGGAAGGCTGCTCACATAGTATATATTTGCCAGCCGATGCGTGGGCTAAGACGCCGGCAAGCTGAAATAGGAGACCGCCCCAAAGATCTTCAATACCACGCCAAACAACGCTGACTTGCCCGTCCGTACCTGCCGGAATGCCTGTAAGCCCCGGTACCGAGTCGCAACCGCCGGTGTCTGGTATGTTGTACGAGTCTACAACGCCGCGACCTATTACACTTTGAACATCGTTGTTCGCAAACTCAACGAGTATAAGCATTTGTATCGCCGAGAGCGCAGCTACGTCAATCGCGGTCCAGCCTGCACCTCGTGCTGTTATCCGCGCCCAAGTAGTTTTATCATCTATCGTCTTGTTCGCGCTGTCTTTATTCGCTTCCGCAGCTCCACTAATAGACGTGTAGTAGAAAGTATTAATCGCACTCGACCCATAAGGCGGATAAGCTTGTATATAGAAATAATCCGTTGTCTTTCCAGAGATGGTGAAGGTAGGATGTACTTCAAAGTTTTCAACCGCCGCGTCTGCAATTTTAATGTATTCAATATTACCCTCCCGGTATCGCCGATACCAGAATTTTGGGATTTTGACCATTACGTCGCCCGTGGACAAGGTTTCGCGGACAATACCATTCCAAGGGTATACTGCACTAAAATCACTACTTCCTGCTACGGTTCCTTTAGATGCCGTTGCCGTCATACCTACTGCGTCGTCGGTTCTTGCCCATGCCGGGGATGAGTTCGTAATATCGCGACTAATACCAAATATTCGCAAGATATGCAGCTTAACGCTCTTCACTTCTCGATCAGCAGTAATAACAACAGTATCAGATACTGTTTTCGAGCCCAGCGTGGCTCTAACAGTCCAAGTTCCAGCACGCGCAACCTTAAACGAATATGTGCCACTGGTATCCGGCGCAGTGTACTTAGTGCCGCCAAGCTCGCAAGTACAAGTTGCGCCAGCAGTATATGTCACCTGAATTATCGCAGCAAACGACGAACCGCCGCCTGCGTGATTGATAAGAGGCATTACAAATCCCTCCTTATGATGATGGTTACAGGGATATCTACAGTCGGCACATCTCCAAGCGCGACAAGCTGTATACTGCCTGCCGCCTGTGTGCCGCCGACGATCATAGCGCCCGACAGCGCCTCCAGCTGCGCCTGTGTTATCCCGTTGTTTTCTCGCGGCAGAAGCTCGACCGCCGATGTAGCCGTAATGTTCGCGTTGCTGACGGTGTATTTCTTTGCCGTACTCCAGCTCGACGCATACAGCGTGGTGTTCACTTTCGTCGACCGCCCCGCGGAATACACCTCCCACGTATACCCCGTAGCCGCCGCCACTGTGCAGTGATAAACAAGCTTTGCCGCCGTGTCGATGTACTCCTGGCCGACAACACCGACGGTCGATGTCGTCGGCGGCGTGGATGCGATGATGGTCTGAGCGTCTCCGAGAAGCTTGAGTGCTTCATTGATCGTCGGATCATTACTCGTAAGCCCCAAAGCCGTTTTGGTCTCGTCCGTCAGCAAATTGGATTTTGATAGCGGCGTTCCGACAGTCTCGCATCCATCAGGGTTCAGTGCGATATCCAGCGTTGCATTTCCAGCAAGCAGCTGTGTTCGCCATTCTGAAAAGCTCTCAGGCAGCGATGAGGGCGCTTTGAGCTTCCTCGACGTGCCGTCGCCTTTGATTACGGTGTTTTTCAAATGCTTTCCTCCTATTCTCCGCAATAATACAGATTAACGTATTCAAATGCGGCAACTGTTTTGTCTATCTCGTCATACAATGACTGTTCCAGTTCGACGAGCGCCGCGTTTATGAGATAGAGCAGATACTCAATGTCATTCGCGGTCGAGAATGTGAGATTGCGCATGCTCGTCGGTACTGTCGGCGCGTCGACCGGCAATGTAAGCTGTCCTCGCAGCTCGGTAAGGTTAGCAAGGTATGTTTCCATTGCCGCCTGCATCGGTATGTCCGTGACCGCCCAATCGGTCTTGGGGCTGACCGTGATGCTTTCGGGGTCATACGGCAGAACAACGGTAACGTCATTGCCGCCGCCTCTCGCCGCGCTGTATGCCGCCACTCTCTGCGGCAGCGTCTTCATTTGTTGCGCGATATACGAAACGGCCTGTCCGACGCGGTTTAAGTCGGTGTAGTTATACGCGCCTTTCATACCGGCCATATACTCCGTTTTCTCCGCGTCAGTCAAAGCATTAAGCCCTCCGGCGAGTATCTTTCCTTTCAACTCGTAAACGCGGCCTACATCGGCTTGTGTGCGGTCATATATAAGGTTGTCGATCACACTCATATCAAAGCTTTCACCTTTACCTTTCCGCTCAGAGAGCCGTTGAATGTTATCTCATCAACCAACACAAGCGCATCCATCTCGTCGGTGTACATGGTCTGCAAGCCTATAATGTCACCGACTTCGAGCTCGGGATTGCCGCGATACGTCGCATCGTAAGTGTTGCGCATTGTAAGATACTTTTTGACGTGCTCGGCAAGCGCGGCGCACATATCGTCGTTGGTTATGAGAGGATTTGTCTCCTTATCGGTTTCCCCGTCCAAATTCACGGGGTAAGAAACGACCACCGAGTTTTCAGACAAAGTTTTACCTGTTATGGTCACGGTTTTAGTGCCGGAGGATAACACCAAATCGGCGGCTCTCGCATATATATCGGAAGATACAAGCGTGCCGCCGGTAACCGTGATTTGTACATCCGCTGCAAGACCTGAGAACTCAATATGTAGGTTGGTCTCGGCGGTCGTTCCTTCAAATAGCACACTACTGTCGCCGTTGGCCGTGTAAGCGTATTTTGCGACGGTAACGGTCTTGAGCTGATCGATTTTTGACAGCGTTTGACTGTCTTCGGATATCGTAGTAAAGTCCAACGTATAATCCGTTTCGCGATAATAGACCTTGCTCACTCGCGCTCGGCGATAAGGTAAACCGCCGAGAACAGTGACCTCGAACTTTGTGCAGTCAAACGCAAGCGAGCTCGTGATGACTGTCTCAGCAGACGTTATACCGCTTACGACTTTGGTATCAAGCAGCGTATCGCCGCTGTAATACTTGACCTGCACCGACGAGGGATATTCATCTATCGGCGTATCAAAGCACAGCGTGAGCACCGGCAGATCATGCGACACATCGAACTCCTTAGTAAACACCGGCGCTGTGTCGTAATCTCCGCTGCTGTCCGACACGCTCTGACTTACATAGCCGCGCCCCGACGCGTTCTCACTTTCGATAAGCACCTGTTCTTCCCCGCCGTCAAGCGCCCAACGATTGAGCTCAAGCGTGATATAGGTGTTATCCGTCTTGTTGCCTTTATCAACGCTGTTCCACTCGCTGAACCACATATGGCCGTTATCAGACCATGTACCGTTGTATATGCCGATAATCGTAACGCCGAACGGCTTAATGTGTATGATATTATCGTCATCGGTGAACAGGCGGCAGCGGCAAGCGTGGGCTATAAGCTGCAAGCAATTCATGTGCGTGTCGATAGGAAGCGCGGCAGTGGTTTTCATCTGCTTCAGTGCGGGGTCTATCACCCAGGGATGTGTTCCGAGCTCGGTAAGCGTCAGGTCTGCATCCAGCAGCACTTCCTCTGCCATGTCGTAAAAGGTCTTTTCGCCTAACTTGCTCTTATAAAAGCTGCCCGTTAAGCTGCCGATAAGCCCTGTGCCGGTAAACGTAGCCTGATTTTTCGAGGCTTTGGGCTTGCTGTTCAAAACGTACTTGTCGCCCTTAGTCCACTCGACATTTCCGTCCGGCAGCTCGTAGCCGAAGCTTATGGTTACCGGCGAGTTTTTGTCGACATAGGCGTACATGCCTGTAGGATTGTCAGGATCGTATTTATGCTCGTAATCCAGTATCGCAAACTGCATGGTCTCTTTCGGCAGTCTGCGGCTCAAGGGGTCTACATCGTGCGACTGCTTCGTTGATACGATATCGCTGTTTGTAAACGTCTTTTCAATGCCATACATGATACGCTCCAAACGTGGGCGGCGATAAGGAAGCATATTACCAAACACGAGTTCGATCTTGTCACACGAGGCTATGCGAGCCTCAAAAGCTGCCTCGGTGTCAGTTACACTTATTGTTTTATTTTCGACCACTTCATTATTAAGATAAAACTTTGCGGTAATCTCAAGCGGCCACTCTTTAGTACGCGTATCAAAAATAAACGTAAGCCCGGCGAACGTGTGAGGGTTGGTAAACTCCCTTGTCAGCACTGCACTTGTGGTAAACTCGCCGTTTGCATTACTTATAAGCGTAGATGTAAAGCCGTCTTGCCGCGTATTGCCCGTGTTCGATACCAGAATGATTTGGGAGCCGTCAAGCCCCCACCTGTTCAACTCCAACGTCGCATAGGTTTCTTCATAGTCATATTCGTAATCTATCGTGTCAAATTCCGAATATCCCTGTGCACCGTTGCTCTCCCATTCGCCGTCTGTTGCTGCCGCTACGTCGACGTTTGAAAACGCGACTTTTACATACGAGCGGTTTCTGAGCATAGACCTCATGCTCAACTTGTAAGCATCGCTTACCTGCTTCACGGTCTACACCTCCTTAGAACGGCTCGCCGCAATCGATAAGATTGACTTTACAATTGATATAATCCAGCGGCAAGCCGGTTTTCGGGTCAAGATGAAGCGGCTCGGCTGTGCGGTCACCGGGGTACATTTTTCGCGTTGTCCAGCGGTTATTTACCATATCGGGATAGCTCACAGTCACATAAAATCGGCTAAACTCCTTCAATATAGCCGACCATTGAGCAGCGGTAAGATAACCCCATTCAAGGTTGTTTATCTTCTGCTGCTCGCGGCCTACCACCTGACCGACAACGACTGCATTTGCGTTTCGGGCTGAGTCAACAATAGTGGCGACCATTAAATTCAGCCCCCGTCGAGGCGTGGGATATGCCTTGCCGTTGATTTTTATAAAGCTGTTCATATCCTCACGCCTCCTTAATAAGCGTTTGCAAACGCACCAACATTGACTCTGCGGCCTCTGCTCTGATTGTATCGATCATAAGAATGGCCTATCGCGTCATCGCCGATATAAACGTCCATATCCTTAGACTCAACCACGTTGATAAGCGAATATATTGCAGCGATAACGCCGTCATTTGCATTAGTAACACCGGCTGATATGCCCTCTACAATCTGGTCGTTGTTGGCTACCGCCGTTCTGCGTCCCATTGTGCCGACCATCTCAGCGCCGGACTCACGAGCAATAAACAACTGCCCTTCGTTCGGAAAACCGCCCTCTGCGAAAAGGTCAACGTGTTTTATCTTGTCAAGGCCGCTCCAATCACTGCCTGTAATCTTCGCAGCAATAGATACCACAGCGTTAAACTTTCCTATCAGGCCATTGATTATGTCTATAACTTTATTAATAGCATCTTGAACAATCGAAACTAAACCACGTAACAATACATCCTTTGCAAAAGTTTTAATTGCAGAAATCGCCGTTTTAAACGCATCCTTTATTGCATCCCACGCACTTGAAAACTTCTCTTTCAAAGGGTCTATCACGTTGTCTTTAAACCAATTTACTACTGGTGCGAATATTTCTTTGATTTTTCCCCACAAATTCTCAAAGCCTGAGCGTAGGCGCTCCCACATGTCCGAGAATTTTTCCTTGAGAGGCTCAATGATTTTCTCTTTAAACCAGTTTATGACCGGCTCGAATATCGTTTTGATATCATTCCACAGCTTATCAAATCCTTCGGTCAAGTCCTCCCACAAGCCTGTAAAGAACTCTGTCAAGGGAGCAATGACGTTTTCATTAAACCATGTCGACACGGTTGACCACGTCTCTTGAATACCAGTCCACAAATCGGAAAAGAATTGGCTTACGTCCTCTTTCAGCTTTCTGAAAAATTCTTTGACCGGCTTAATGACTTGTTCGTCAAACCACAAAGGAACGACGATCCAAATAGCCTTTATGATGATCCAGCAGCCTCTAAAAAACTCGCTTATCCAATCAACAATAGGCTCAAAGAAATTAACTATCGGCTGAATAACATTGTCGTTGAACCAAGTAGCGACGGGATCCCACACTGCTTTAACATCTGCCCACAAATCAGAGAAAAAGCCCGATACATCTTTCCAAAGCCCTTTAAAGAAATTAGCGATAGGGTCTATGACGTTCGTCTTAAACCATATAGACGCGTCTTTCCATATCTGTTTGATACCTTCCCAAAGGTTTTGGAAAAAACCCTTGATTTCATCCCAATACCGATAAACAGCCGCCGCGAGCATCACGACACCGGCAATGGCAAGTGGCACCCAACTGCCCGTAAATGTAGATAAGGCAATACCAATTTTTAAAATGCCGCTTTCAAAAGCCAGGAAAGAATTATCGGTTAACTCACCTGTGTCTACAAATTCTTTTATAGCACCTATGGCCTCAGTAATACCGCCAACAAGCAAGCCAACGCCAAAACCGACTTTACCGAATAGTGTTGTTAAGCCAACAGTCAAAGCAACTGTGCCAATTTCAAGGGCAGAAAGCGCTTCTTTAGTTAATTTTGATTGTGTTACCCAATCCTTAAAACCGATTACAAGTAACGCAATACCGCCGACAATCGTTCCAATAGCAAATCCCAGTTTGCCAAATTTCAAAGTAAGACCAGCGGTCATAGTGCCGATGCCTGCAAGCATACCTATAAGATTGCCTTTGTTCAAACCATTAGTCCAAGCATCAAAGGCACTCGCAAGTAACATAACTGCACCGGCAGCAGCAAGCGCAATACCAAGCAGTGGCGTAATTCTTCCGACAAGCTCGCTTATACGCTTCAAAATTCCCTCAAGACCGCCAAGATCGCCAATAATCGATCCTATCTTCCATGCGAGGAAACCAACGCCGATAGCCAGCACAGCAACAAGAATTTCATCCAAATGTTCTTTTACGAACGTAAGCAGTGGCTCAAGCTTTTTGCGAATATTGTCTATTCTCTCTGATATTGCATCGCCGAGAAAATCATACTCAGGAAGCTCAAAATCAAAACCGCCACCGCCGCCTGCACCGCTGCCGGAAGATGATTTGTCTTCCGGCTTGAATACATTCAACTCGTCAAAACCGGCAGTGTACTGTTTAAGTTTTTTTGCAGCATCACCGGCACCTTCGAGGTTGTCCTCAAGAGCGCCAGCGCCGCCTGCTGCATTATCAAGGCCGGAATAGTCAATTGGGGTTAGTTTAAATCCGAATATAGCCGCTATTGTACTTGCAATCTCTTTAATGATCTGAACAACAGCAATCGCCACGGGAAGTATCGCGTTGAGCATCGGGATAAAGATATCGCCTATTGCTCTCGCGCACATAGTGAACTGCGCCTGCAATATTCTGAGCTGATTAGCCGGGGCTTCAAGCGAACGTGCCATATCACCCTGTGCAGTCGTTACCTGTGTCATAATGGCGTAATAACGTAGCTCGGCTTTCTCGGCCTGAGTCATTGCCGATACACTTTCATTGATACCCAGTGTATACGCCGTCTGCTGCAAACGTGCCTGAGACAGGTCATAGCCCAACCTACGTAGCGGCTCAAGTTCGCCGGAAATGCCGGACTGCAATTTTAACATTGCATCTTCAACGCTTATATTAAAGAACGAACTTATATCATAGCCTAATTGCGTCAGGTTCTTGCTCATCGTGTATGCTCGATCTGAAACAGAACCAAAGCCCTCTAAGAGCGTGTTGAACAGATACAGTCTCGGCGTATTTCTTTGCTTGTTCGGCATATTTGCCCATTGATGCAGTGAAGAGGTTTAAGTCTTCCTGATATTTATTCGACTCTGTAATAGCCGAGCTTATCAAATTCGACACCGTACGCAGTGACAAAGCAACGCCGCCCAATTTTAGAAGCCCTGCCGCTTTGCCGAATTTGCCAACGCTTTTCTTGCCCTTTTCACTGGACGAGATAAGTTTTTGAATTTTCGATGGAAACGCCGAGAAACCGTTAGATACCTTTTGCATCTCATCAGCCAGTGGCTTCATAGCCGTAGCCAGCTCCGACATTTGCCGCGTGAATTTATCAAGATCAACTTTTTCAAGCTCTCCGACGACTTCGGGGAGCTTTTTTAATTGATTAATAAATGTAGTCAGTTTCGATTTTCCGAGCTCGGAAAGCGGCCTGAGACCGTCCGCGAGGCCGACAAGCTTATCTTTTGTACTTTCGTTAACACCGGCTAAAGCAGCGTTTATCGCCTTTATCTGGTTGGCAATAGAAGATGATATAGTAACCTTTCCAACGCCCTTAAGCACATTGAGCGCACCTGCCAGAGATGAAATCTTACTTGCTGCATCCGACTGACTAAAGCCCTTTAAAGCATCGTTTAATTTTCTAATGCTATCAGCAGTCTTATTAAGTCCGCCCGTGCCGCCTGATGTAGCGGTTTTCAATGCCTTGAGTGTATCTATCAGAGCTTCCAAGCCTTTGACCGTATCTTTGCTGTCATTGACTATCTCGAACTCCAAGCCCTGAATTTCTACATTATCAGCCATCCGTTACACCACCTTCTTCTTTAAATTTCTTGTTATTTGACATCATAAATGCCTGCATAAACGCTTTTGCCTTTTCGTCCTGCCTCTTTTCAACCACCTGTTTCTTGCGCGTTTCATCGTTCCTGCTAAACAGCTCATAAGGCTGATTTGCATACGGCGTAGGCTTAGTGCCTTTCTTCGCAAACGCTCGCAATATAGGAGCAACGTCGATCAATGCCTCGTAAAAATAAGCGCCCTGCAACCACGCATCTTGATTTTTCAAATCCTGTTTTATCTGCGCTGCACGGCGGTAATACTTAACTAAATCGCAATCTTGCTCCCAATACTGCTCATAGGTCATGCCTATAGACAGGTAATACGGAAAAAGCTCATAAAATTTGTCTGTGTAAGCAAAACGGGGGATGGGGCTTCGTTCACCTCCATCCCCCACGTTTATGGAAGAATGGCCGCTTACCAGCCAGCCTTCCAGCTCAGGTTTCCCTCATCGTTCTCCTGCTCGGGTTCGTCAAGCAGCGCCATAAGCGGCTCGTTGTACATCTCCACAAGTGCGCCTATAAGCTCGTCTTTGTGGTTCAGCTTTGCATAAATTGCGTCAATCACATCACGCTTAACAAAACGATGATGCGCAAGAAACGCACCCGCGAAAAGTGCGGGAAGAAGCGTCATAGGCTTGCGCTCCATGTCAGCAGCCACAAAGCCGTTTTTCTCCATGAGCTCGATTGTTTTTCGGGTAAATTCCAGTGTATATGTAACGCCGGAAACAGGATCGTTAATAGTAAGCTGTTTTGCCATGATAAATCCTCCTTATCAATTTGGCTTGTAATCAGGTGTCAGAGAAAGCAATAGGTGTAGACGGCGCGATGGTAATAGTCATGCCCACAACTTCATTTACGCCGCCGCCGACGGGATAAACAGAAAGCTCGCCGTCAAAGCTAAACTTACCGTTAGAGCCATCAGGGGTAACAGTGCCGGAAACCTCCGTACCGCCGAACCACACTGCATAGCTGGCTTTCTTACCTTCAAGAGCCTTGAGCGTCTTGAAAGTGGTCATGTCGTAGTTTGCGGAGAACGACAGGCCATCAAGAGACTGAATGCCTGCAATATAGGTCTGCATGTTGTCACTCAGAGTAGTGGTTTCGAGCATTTCGGGCTCGCCGCCGAGATCGGGGAACTCTTTGATATCAACAAGCTTCGACCAGGTATCACCTGTGTCTCCTTTCTTCATCAGAAAGACTTTATATGTACTTATCGCCATAATTTACCTCCTATAAAGATTAGTACCGTCCGTTTCTGCCTTGTATCGGGCAACGAGCCGGTAAATTGTCGCATTTTCCATATTTGGAACGGGCGAAAGTGATATTCGCCTAAAATTCTTTGAATACATCAAACTATCGATGAACGTTATGATCTCGCGGCAAGCTGCTTTCTTACCAACGCTTTTGTTGGAATAAACGTTCACCTCATACATCAGCGTCGAAAACTCAACACTACCGCTGTCCATGTGCGCCTGTGTCGTGTAATTGTCCTGCTCGACAATGCTCACATAAGGGAAACCAGGCGGAGTGTTTATATATTCGCCGCTTACGATAATGCCGGGGAATTTGCTTCTGAGCGCTTTGGCTATCGGCGTGTATATCTGATTTTCAATGTCGATCATTTAAACACTTCCTTTGCCAAAGCAGTTAAGCTTGCTTCCAATTCCTTTACCGTTTCATACATCGGCATGTTTGCCGGATTGCCTTGCGTAATAACAACGGTGCTGCCGTCGGGCTTTTCTCTGACGATACCGTTAGAGCCGGGTTCACCGTAATAGCCCCATGATGATTGCTTGCCGTGACCATCACCGTACTCGCCGCGAGCCATACCCAGCTCACCCGCTTGCGGATGATTGTCGGGATAAGTAACGCCTGTACCGAACTCTATAAACAGCGTTGCCGTGCCCGTGGCGACTATTGCCATAGTGTTTCTGTCTCGTTCTTCGATCTTCACCACAACATCATTCGTGCCGTCATAGATCGCAGTGCCGAACTTAGCGCTCGCCGCGTTGTAACCCATTTTCGCCAAACGCCTCAGAAACTCGTTTGAGCGCTCTTTGAGCCACACGTTGTATTCGTTCACGCTTTTTATCAGCTCCGCAATACCGGCATTAGACAGCGGTACAACGACCTTTTTCACGACACATTCACCTTTTGAATTGCATACGCAATGGCATTAAGCGATTTTGCAACGCGCTTTACAACGTAGTCATAAAGTGGAGTGCCGTCCTCGCTGTATTCAGGCAGCTTATCAACAAACAAAACCGAGTTTTCGTCAATCGGACAAGTCAGGTCGTCAGTAACGATCACCTTGTCATAACCCGCGAAATTGCCGAACTGTTCTATCTGTGCCGTGCCTGTAGCCGACGAAACATTAGCTCTTAACTTAACGGCGGGTTTGTAAATCAACCTTGAGCCGGTTTCGTTGCCGTATTCATCCTCAACGATTTCCTTGCGGTCATAGAGCTGATACCAAAACGCCATTTTGTTTCGCTCTAATATCTTCATGCGTCACCTCCGAGGGTGGACGCAAAAGGCACAACATCTCTCAACAGCGCAGAAGGGATATCGGCATTGTCATAAGTGCGCGATATTCCATTTTCACTATGTGCCGTCTCCCCTTCTGCACCGCGTTTGTTGATTAGATAAACTGCGATCTCGACCTGAACATACTCATAGCGCTCAGGCACATTCTGCGTAGCAAACGTAAAGGGATATGCTTTCCTGCAAACCTTATTCCCGGCGATTTTAAGGTAAGTGGACAGAACGCTTTCATCCGTCTCGCCGGTCATAGCTTTAACCATTGCCAGTTTTTCAGTTTCCGTCATGCTGTCCACTCCTTTCGATTAAACGTTTTTATCAGCCACCGGTAGAGCCAGCGGTTTTGAAATCAGCTGCATTCGCAACAAATACGCTGCGACTGTAAGTAGGCGCGGTAAACGAGGTCGAAATGCCGGTAAACTTGCCGTGATACCACTCGGGGCCATGATCGAGGCCGATCTGACCAAAGAGCTGATATTTCTGACCCGCGCCGGTCTTAGCAAGCTCTTCAAGGAAGAAGTTGCCCTTGCCGGGAACGGGCTGGAACACAGGGGCAAGAACGTCGAGGTTCAGCAACAGCGCAGTGCCACCGGGCAGGTATTCACCGAGGTACAGGTAAACAACACCTATCGGGGTAACGACGCTCGACAGCGCGATACCGTTGATCTCACGAGACGCAGGAACTACCGACAGGCCGTTCTGTACCGCATCAGCGTTGATCTGGAACATGGTAGTTGCATCGCACCACAGGCACAGGCCGGTAGTGGGCGCATTCTGACCATAGATTTTCTTGATCATATCTGCGATATCCCACAGGCCGAGAGGCTTGGATGCCATTGCCTTGGTGTTGGTAGTAATAGCAGGGACGAGACCACGGGTCTTGTTGATCTTGCTGTCATCGGTGGCCTTGCTATATACGCCGTTAATGAAGGTGTACTCGATATCGGCATTGATCTTCATCATCTTTGCAGCAACCTGAAAATCGAGCTCGTTCATGGGGTTAGCCTGCTGATTGACAATATTGATGCCGCTCAGAGTGCCCATGTTCGACTGCTTTGCATAAGAGATGCCTACGCTTTCCTGAAAGATCTGAGTAACGTTCGTTTTCTGCTCACGAGTTACTACAGTCGCATCGGGCGCAGTAAGCGATGCGGTCTCGCTGATAGCAGGCTGAGCACCGCCGTCGGAAGTAAACTCCTGACCGGTAACGAACTCAACATGATTGGTCGTCTTTGCCCTGCCGCCTATGATCGAGGACAGCGGAGTGCGGGTATTACCCTTGTTAAAAAGCATTCCGGAGTAGTTAAGTACCCCAAAACTTGTAGCAAAAGTATCTGCCATAATTGGTTTTCTCCTTTATTCATTCTGAATTTGCGCCTCCGCCTGAGCTTTAAGGCGCGTGTAATACGCAGCTGCCGTAAAATCTCCGGCCTTCTGCGCGTTTGAAATCTTTTCGTCGTAATTTACAGACTCGTTACCGCCCTGACCAGGTGCAGGTCTCGGAGTCTTTTTAAGAGCATCTGCTTTAACTCTTTTCGCGTAATCATCAAGAAACTTCTGATTATTAGCAAAAACCTGTTCGCTGTTGCCCTCTGCCATTGCCTTAGCGGTTTCCTCTGCGAGCGTTTCGTCATAGCCCTGAGCGATAAATTTAGCTTTATACTCGGAAACCTTTTTGCCCTCGCGCAGCTCGTCAAGCTCTTTCTGCATCTGCGCGATGCTGTCAGCCTGCTCCTGCTTTTTGCGTTCGTCTTCAGAAAGAAGCTCATTGTGCTTTTTCTTCCACGAAGCGGCCTCGGAATTGGCTTTAGACGCTGCGGATTTGTACTTTTCCAGCTCTGTCGAATTGTCGTTATACTCGAACGCTTCGAGAGTCTTGATTTTCTCCTCGGCGGTCATGTTTTCATAACCGTCAATACTGCTTACATCGATTTTTGCCATGATGATTACCTCCTGCGTTTAACAAGGCTGTTCACTCAGCGCTATTTTCTGTTTTTGGTGGGGTTGTCTCCCCTCTGCGATTTAGGTCTTCCCTGACCATTAACGCCTTTCGGCGATTGAATACTTTTTGTTGCTGCCTTTCTCATGCTGACCGCCATCAGCGAGCTTTCACGGGCGCTCCGCAGAGCCCGGGGGCAACAGGAAGGAAAAGAGAATAACAAAAAAAGGACTACCGACATCTTTTCGATATCGATAGCCCCTAATTGGCCGTTCCTAATACCCTATGTAATAGGCTGTTCGTATTTAGTTTTGCTTTTGATCTCCCAAACGCAAATTTTATTGTTCTTTACGCCGATCTCAATTCTGCTGCGTTGGCTCAGTGCCTGTTCTATCGCCGTTATCATCTCCGGCGTCAGCTGCACCGCCGCTCTCGGTTTTGCCTCCATTAGCTATTACCTCCGCAGCCTTTTTCTGCTGCTCTTCCATATACTCCATACTCATTCTGTAAGCGAGCTGCGGATCGCTGAATAGGCCGCAGTGTGTAAACGCCAGCACTGGCGCGATTTTAGGATTAGCGAGCATCGTAGTCAACACGTTCGCTTTTTCGGTAATATTCTCGTAATTTCGCCTCGTAAAGCGAATTTCAAGATTTGATAGCTTCAGGCTCAAATCGCTCAGATCACGGCAAATGCGCAGCAGCAATTTAAGAAACTCTTTCTCCGCTTTTTTAAACACAAGCTCCGTATCTTTAGCTCTTGCCTCGGCGGATGACCAGCCGTCACGCATAATAACGGCTGAACCGGTATCCGATGTTGAAGAACCACCGTTTCTGTTCGGCATACCGCAAATTGTCAGCACAGTGTTATACATACTGTCGACAAGCGTCTGAGTTTGCGTTTGATTCATCTCGGAAGTAAGATATTCAATTTCTGCTTTGAACTGAGGATCAATGTCCTTGAACTTGATCGCGCCCTCGTTACGCAGTTTTGAAAAATCGTCGCTCGAAATGTCGACATTGTGGAAAAGCATAAGCGCCTGAACAAACTGCTCAACACCGTCAATACGGTTGCTTTCGGTCGTATTTATAGCATCCAAAAGCGGCAGCACAATTTCAAAAGCGCCAAGCCTTGCAGCGTTTGCAGGGTATTCAATGATCGGAATACCAAGTATCTGATCTTCACTGCGCGTGATAGTAGACAGGTTCTCTATCTCATAATAATGATCTCGCGTGTAACAAGAATAAACAAGCGTTCCGTCCTCGCGGAGTATATACTTTACGCCCAACAGCGCCGGATTGCCAAGTTCACTTGAATAGACCACAAAAGCAAAACGCGGGTCAAGTGTAAATATCTCAAACGGCGCTTCATCTTCCTCTATGTTCACATTCGCGTCAGGCAGAATCATCCGATAAGACGTGCCACAAATATGAAACCAATCCGCAAGCTCTTTGTCCTTAGCGGCCTTGTCCTCAGATATCACATAGCTATTAAGCTTCAGCACCTTAGACGCAATACTCTCCTCGTCATCACGGCTGACATACTGCACAGGCTCGCCCATAAGATAGCCGACCTTAAACGACACAATCTCATTAGCGCGATTTTCCACGATCTTGTTGCAAATCTCCGGTCTTACGTCCTTGACCCTATGAATAATCGGCTGATCTCCGCAATAATAGCGATAAAGATAGTCAATATCCGCGCTATTCTGTAGGTGCACAAATAGTGCTTTTTTAAGAACATCAACTATATTTTTTGCGTTGATCTCAGCGACATCCGTGTATATAACACGCCGCCCAAACAACATACGTCCCGCTATTTGTGACACCTCCTTTACTAATTCCTACATTATTATATATTTAATTCTGTGTCAAGCAAAACTATCATACCTTGAATTATTTCTATTTTTTGTCATTTCACGCACTAACAAGGCCGCTTAAACACTTCTACTTTAGCGCCGTTTAAGCTCTGAGCGAATTCCGCAAACATAGCCATTCCGTCAGGTACATCGTCGTGCTTGTTTTTACCAGCTACGGTGTACGAGCAAAGCATATCCATCATCCGGCCGTAATCCGAGTTTCGCTTATATTTGCTTTCGTCCAAAAACAAGCAGTGCTCTTTGACCCACGCTGAATTTACAATGATTTTTGTTTCCTTATTCGCCGTTGTAAATTTCGTTGTAATGTTGGTAATGCCGCCAAGCCTTTTAACCTCGCCTTGAATTTTCTCCGCCACACGTCGACCAGCCGAGTTGCTTTCAAAACGGCACATATTGACCTTGTCTCGCACAAGAATATCCGCAAGGCGAATATCTACAGTGTCAGGCAAACCGTTATCGCAGATACAATCGCCGATATAATAATCCTGCCCATACACATAACCAACAGGCAAAAACGCATAGTCAGCGCCTTTATCCTTAGTATCACATACGCCGATAACAGCGTCCGGCTCCTGCGTGGGCAGTTCAAAGAAACGCCGCAGCTCATCAGGATGATAAATAAGTCCTTCCCTCTCTATCGGCTGGTTCATGTACAGCGCTTTCCAGCTGACAGAGTCCATAATGTCCCGCTGCTCACGATAAAACTTTGTAGTAAACCCTACGCCGTAATCGTAATCAAAATTGCTCTCGTCGTTCTCGTTCATAGCGGGAAAGCGAATGAATTTCGCACGAGGGTTATTCTCATACTCCCGTTCCAAGCGGCCTATAACATCATGTACGCTCCACCGAGTAGCGATATGAAGCTCTTTGCATTTATCGCCGATCTTACGCTGCCTCAAGTCAGTGGTATACGTCTCCCACAGCTTGTCAAGCCGCTCCTTAGATACCCGACACCAAGTCATCACAGTAAAGCAAATTCGCAGCGCGGTACAAACCGGCGTTTCCTGTGCCTATAGAGGTAAACTCCAGCGTCTCAAAACGCTGACACTTATCAAGATCGATGCGGCAATCCTTAGCGTTTGTGCTGCTGACCTGAACGGCGGGAAATACGTCATGCCAAAGATATTCGCCCTGCGCGTCGAACAGCCTCAAGCACTCATCATACACGCCGCGTACAAACGAGTTGGAGTGACTGCCGGTAAGGTTCGGATGATTCGGATCGCGCCCAGCTATCCACGTAAGCAGGAAGATTGCAAGCGTGGTCTTGCCGACGCCGGGGGGTAAGCTCACGGCCAGTAGGTCGAGCTCATCGTCACCGCAAAGCGCCTGTAAAGCGTCAACCACAGGTTTCAGCTGCTTCTTTCGCGGCTGATAAAAGCGCTTATCCGCTTGCCTGTCAAGCTCCATATACGTCAAATAGCTGTCGAAATCGTGCGGTGCTTCAAACAGCAGGCACTTACGCCACTGCTCATAAAACGACGCTTTATCTGCGCTCACACGCAGCTGCGCAGCGCACTTTGCCTTTAGCGCCTTGTTAGCAGCGTGAGCCGCTGCGAAATCCTCAGCTTCCCATGCGCGACAAAGCGAGAAAAGATCCCCGTAAGCTCCCTTATCATCAGGTTTCTTATCAATCGCGGCATTTATAGAGCTCGCAAGCTTTTCGTAATTCATTCTAAGCACCCCAATTCTTGATACACTTTAAATATCTTCGGGAATTGAATAGCTATCCAATCAACCATTTCTTCGTTCTTAGCCCATGATTGATCTGACGCAGCAGCATTCCACTGTAAGCCACTTTCGTTTAAGAATGCATGGATTATCTCGTGACGCAAAGTGCAAGCCTCCGAGCTCTTACGCACTTCCTCCCTTTCGTCTTTCCAATCCTCAACCGTAGCCAAATCAAGAATGTAAATCTTACGATCACTGGCACAGCATAACCCACCGTAATGCATCCTTTCCATATATTCATTTTCGCCTGATCTCACCCGATAAACAGCGTACTTCGAGCCCAAAATATCGACCTTACGAATTAGTTTCATAAGCACCTCCGCCAAATAAAAAAGAGGCTACCCCTTTCGAGATAGCCCCTTAGCTGTCACCCTTGCCTTTGCAAGAGCCTACTTTATAAAATTCTCGGTATCACATACGCTAACAGCAGTGCGATACATATTATCACCAGCATATAACCGATGAGATTGAAAAAATATTTCATTGCTTATTCATCCTTTAAGATTGCTTCGTGCTTATACCTTTCTTTCATGCGTTGCTCCCATTCTTGCGGGGGATACCCATTTCGTCTTCATACTCCCACATTCTACGGTAAAAAGTATTCCGACTAACACACAGCCGTTTAATAGCATGCGCGGTGGTGATCTCATTCTTATACCACGACGCATGAACGTCTTTCAAAAGTCCCTCATCAATAGCAATAGGCTTTCTGCCTTTATACTTCCCAGCTGCTTTTGCCGCCGCAATTCCTTCCGCTTGCCTTTGTAAAGTCTGATCACGTTCAAGCTGCGCCATAGCGCCGAACACCGTCAACATAAATTGACCCTGCGGTGTTTCTGTATCAATATTTTCTTTCTGCGAAACGAAAGCTACCTTCTTGCTCTTCAACTGTTCAATCAAGCTCAGCAAATCTTTCGTGCTTCTCGCAAATCGGCTGATGCTCTCAACAATAACAACATCGCCCTCACGCACATAGTCCAGCATAGCTTCCAGTTGAGGACGGCCAGCGCGGCTTTTCCCACTCGCCTTTTCAATATAAATTTTTTCAACGCCGAGTTCCTTCATCAAAATCTCTTGGCGAATAGTGTTCTGCTCCTCTGTCGATACACGAACATACCCAACTTTCATTATGCCCTATCTCCTTTGCGTTTTGTCTATTACACAATACCATATGCAACGTTATATGTCAATACTTTTTGTGCCCAAAATTTCATAAATAAATCTCTTTTTTATTTTTTGCGATTTTTGAAATAGCGTGTAAGGCAACCTGACCTTTTTAATTTTTTCAGTATTCACAGGCGTAACCCCGGCCCCGTTGCGCGTTTCTTTTCCCCCTCCCCCCGGCTCTGCCGCCGCGCCCCAATTGGGTATGATTATATGGGCATC